ATCACCGCCAGGGACATCATATATTACGCTTTCTGTTGTGTTTACAACTCGATAAAATGTGTTTCGATTAAAGCCAAACGAGAGGCACACCAAGTACCTATTTGTTTAGACGGGAAGTTAGAGATTATAAAAGCACCTGAAAAGATTAGTAATCCAAAAGAGGTTATAATTAACAATGCAAAATACAGGTTAGTGGAATAACCAAAGCCGATAAGGTGGAAAGGGAGAAATGAATGTTTATAAATGTACCATAGCAGTTAAAAAGACGGGTTATTTACCAGGAACAGAAGATGATACAACAATAATCAATGTATTAGCTAAGAATCTGAAGCACGCAATTAGTAAAGCGTCTACTTATCGGTTGGCTGGAGAAGTAAAGAAAACAACTTCAGTTGTTGATGCCACCCTTGTTATAGTTATTGATAAGTAACTAACAATCAAGGCGGTGGTTGAGGCGTATTGAATACGCCAAACGGTTACGGTGTTGACTTGATAAAGTCCTTAAAATCGTAGAGCCGTATTAACCGTAAAGGAAATAAAACAAGTCCTGCAGGTCAAATCCTGCCAATCACCGCCGATTAAATGAGGAGGGGAGATGAGTATAGCTGTAGTAAAAGATTGTTATGCTGTTATGTGGAGTTATGGAGAAATTTGTGTAAGGTGTAATTGTTGTGGAAGATAAGATAAAAGAACTTGAGAACAAATAACCAAGCCGATAAGGCGGAAAGGGAGATATGGATAATTGGGATAATGAATGTATCATTTGGGCTGTTGTTATAATGATTATATCTATTGGGTTGATTCTCTGTTTGTCGATTTACAGTTACAAAATGAATTCTCAGTTTATAAAAAATGGATACCATCAACAACAAAAGCTCGGTGAATCTGGGGTTATCTGGGTAAAATAATTAACTATCAAGGCGGAAAGGAAGTGAAGAATGGAAATACAAGAAAAAGAGGTCAGTATCAATGGGGTAGTATATGTGCAAAAAAGTACAATACAGGAAAAAGATATTAACAGTGATATAAAGATTGTAGTGTTACAACGTGGTTGGATTGTTGTTGGCAGGTTTGCGAGGTTAGGATCTCAATGTAAATTGTATAATGCCTCAGTAATTAGAATATGGGGTACAACAAAAGGTTTGGGAGAACTTGCTAAAGACGGAGTTACTTCTACAACAAAATTGGATAAATGTCATGGGGTAGTTGAATTTGATTACATGACCGTTGTATTAACTCTTGACTGTGAGGTGTCTAAATGGCAAACAAAACTTTAGAAGATGCTCATAGTATTATAGGCAACGGCAACGGCTACGGCTACGGCAACGGCTACGGCGACGGCAACGGCAACGGCGACGGCGACGGCGACGGCTACGGCTACGGCTACGGCTACGGCTACGGCGACGGCAACGGCAACGGCTACGGCTATTAAACCATCAAGGCGGTGGTTGTGGCGTATGGACACCAGTAATAACTATCTTTGGAGTTTGCGGATAACCATACAGAAACAAATTCCGAGACTATGAACCTACGCAGGTACTGTGATAGACAGTGGAGTTTTGCAGGCGACCTATAATATGGCGATGCAAACGTAATCCTGCCGGCGCACTGATTAAAAAGGAGAGCCATGAAGGATAAGAAGCGGAAGAAAAGTTTGGTGGGGTGGATTGGCAGTTGTGATTTAAAATATATAAAAGCACATTTTTATAATGCAGGACGCTTGCCAGACATTGGAAAGGTTAAGAAAAGTATGGAGTACCGAGAATCTGTTATTAAAGTCCGCATCACAATAGAAGAAATCTAAAGCGAGGTGCTGAATGAAAGATGATGTGAGGGAGTATATGAGCGTTGAACTTAAAAGAGTTCATTGTGAAGCTGATAAGTTTTTGGATGGTCATTCATTGCAAAGTTTGACAATAGAGAAAATTGAAAGCGTTGTTATAAATGGATTGGTTTATAAATTAAAAACTGAAATTTTAGCCGAAGAAGAACCTAAAGAACTTTATGTTGCAGTATTCAAAATGTGCCCTACATGGTGGCAACAATTCAAAGAGGAAAAATTTCCTAAATGGTTGAAGCAAAAATTTCCTGTAAGATGGATTTTTGCCAAAAAGTATCTTACTATTCATCGTGAGGCGTGGTATCCGCAATTACCTGTCGTGTTCCCTAAGTGTGGAAAAGTTATTTTAAAGGATTTTATAGAAGAAAAAGAAATTAGGAATTACTAACCAACCTACGGGCAGATTGGAGGGGGAATGAGTAATCATAGTTGGAACGGACTAAAAAATTATCCTAAAATAAGAAAGAGTATTTCAGAAGTATCGAAATTATTAAAGCAGACAGCTAATTCTAAAACCTCGCATTTAATGGATGTGGTTACTTGTATTGGTGCTAATATAAGCATTTTGAAAATACACTGCGATTATTTAACAAAAGAATTTGACAAGCAAAAACAATTACCTACGCCATAACAACGCAGAAAGGACTGATAAAATGAGAGAAATAACAAAGCGCAGATTAAAGGTAGTCTTAACATTTATTGGTTTAAAAATAGCAGAAATTATAGGATTCTGTCTTTTTGTAAAGCTCTTTTGGTGGATAGGCAGTTCAAAAGAAAGAGTTATATTTATGTTTCTTTCATTTTTAACTCTTTTGGTTTTATTATTTATTAGTTTAATACTTTATATGTGGGTATATTATAATTGGGAAAAAGCAAAACAACTAAATGGTACTAACTATTTTTAATTAACAAAAGGAGTAGCCTAAGATGACCCAGTCCAGCTTAGATGATGTGATAAGAAAGGAGCTAAAATGAAGCTATCTAATTTAGTGAATATGCCTGTTGGAAAATTTGAGTCTGAAACTCAGGCTTGCCCAACAAAACATTACAATCGAGGTTTTAATGATGCAGTATTAAAAGTCTCTAATCTCCCCGTCAACGAAACCAAACTCCGAAAGCAGGGGTGGTGTAAGGTGCCGAGCCAAGCTGATATAAAAAGGATGTTATTGAAGTGTAAGTTTCATCTGAGCGAAGTAATTCATGTACAAGCTATACTTACAGAACCGGATTGTGAAGAATTCCATGTACAAGCTATGTTAACAGAGCCAGATTGTGAAGCGATAGCAAGTTTCATCCACGCACTAATGGAGAGGGGGGAAGGAGATGAAAGAGTTAGAATATCAAAAAGAATATCTTAAACATCTTAAAGAATTATCCAACCAAGAGTTAGTGGAAGAAGTTATATGCTCTGCTCAGGGCGATGATTATGATGGGTGCTTCACTCAAAAAGGAGCATGGGAGTTTGGTGAAGTGAAAAAAGAATTAAGCCTAAGATTGATAAGTTGTGGTTTCATAACGGATTCTTTATTTACAGAAAGGACACTCACCGATGAAGAAGTGTAAAAGGTGTGGTGACAAAGGATATTATTCAATTGAAGTTACGGAATGCCATTTTATTGAAGAAGAGTGCCGCCCTTGTCCAGAGTGTAACAAAAAGAATAAACAGAAGATATTCATTCCTAGTTAGATTTAGTAAGAGAAATAATAAAAGCGAGGTGCTGAATGACAAAGACGTTTAGGGATGAGGTGATTGAATCACTAAGTAAAGCAATATACGAAACTGAGTTTAAAGATTTGTGTGTTTCTTCTCAAAATGATGTTAAAGAAAACGCAGATAAAATCATCTCCCTTGCAGTCAAGCGGGTGGAGGGGATGAAAGGGAACGGCGAGTTTTACGATGCGTTTGTAAAAGATGTAATCAAAGAGTTGAGGAGGACAGAATGAACATTTTACTGTTTATCTCATGTTTAAGAGATTTAAGTATCATAGTATTCTGTTTAGTCTATGTTCCAGAGTTGATTGAAGTGATGAGAAAGGAAGGATAAAATGAAACTATCTGATTTAGTGAATATGCCTGTTGGAAAATTTGAGTCTGAAACTCAGGCTTGCCCAACAAAACATTACAATCGAGGCTTTAATGATGCAATATTAAAAGTCTCTAATCTCCCCGTCAACGAAACCAAACTCCGAGCGTTAGGGTGGGGGGAAGGTGCCGAGCGAAGACATACTAAGAGATAAACTGTGTTCGGCTTGTAATGCTTGTGCTCATCCTGTTAAGAAAGGAATAATAAAATGAAACTATCTGAGATTGTGGATGTGCCTGAAGCAAGAAAAGTTGAACGAGGTCAGTATTGTGAATATGATAAAGGGTATAATCATGCACTTGGAGATTGCAAGTTAGAAGAAGTCAACGAAACCAAGCTCAGAGCGTTAGGGTGGGGAAAGGTGCCGACAATCGAAGACTGTGATTTATGTAAAAAAAACTATCATCATCCGTCAGAACATTACGATAGAGTCCCTTTAGAAAAACTCAAAATCGGAGATGTGATTTTTGTAAGAGCAATAATAACAGCTGTCGATATCCAGGATTATTACACAACGGTGAGAATAAAAGAATATTGCGGCTATAGATGTAAATATACGGCAGATGTAAACAGTGTAGATGTGTTTCCAGCAATCCACGCACTATTAACAAAGGGGGAGTAGAATGTTTGACACAACTTTAGTAGAAACTAATATTAATGAAAAAGTAAAATATATGTATCTTGTAAAAGATAGAGTGATTAATTCTAATTATGTGATAACAATAAAAAAATGGGATCATACTAATATTGGGGGTAATGCAAAATCAAGTGATTGGGGGTTAGTTTTTATTATGCGTGATGAAGATGATATATTTGTTCATGAGATAAAATTAGAAGATATTAAAGTTTTAAATTTGTCAACAGGAACATGTTCAAATTTAGTCGCAACTTAACTATCCATTAGTTAATAGAAAATTGTGCAGCTAAGGTACTTTAATGGGAAGGGATGGAGTAAATGAAAATTTCAAAATGTTGTAAATCAACTATAGTAAATATAGGTTATTTTAGGGATAAATGGCAATGCGCTAAATGTGAAAAGATTAACCCAGAGACTATAGAAACTTCTGATTGGGAAATGATTGCTGAAAATACATTTAGATTAAAGGTAGAAGGCGGATATTTGTATGATAAAATTGGATCTAGGACTGATTCTGGTGATAGAGATGTTACACATAATATAGTTTTTGTAAGAGAATAGAATTGGTAAGGAGAGATGATTTTCAATGCGGAACAAATTATGATATAATAAATTATGATATAATAAATTATATTTAAAACTGAAATAAGTAATAAATAAGTAATAAATATTTAACAATTAGAATTGAAATAAAATATAAGAGAGAGCATTAATGTTAAATGTGAAACATGTTATTGGAACAGTATTATATATGGTTGGAGTAGGATTTATGATTGGTTGGTTAATGTGTTATCAATTTTCTTTTATTAACCCATTAATTATTTTTATTCCTATTATGATAATAGGTTTTATGTTAAATATAGATTAGGGGGAGTATTGATGAATTTATTAGATAAATTAAAAGTGTGTTTTCATGTTTTTATAGGAAGTCAAGTACTATATAATATTTCCATTTATGGTAAGGTGAGAATTAAGTTTAAAAAAGGTATAAGAGTGTGTGCACAGAATCTTATTTTTTATTCAGATATTGTTACTGATAAAGTAATAATTTTACCGGATGATATACCTAAAAACCTTATACGGGATGAAAATTATTTTGATTCAACAGAAATATTACGAAATAAGAAAGGGAGAAGATGAAACTGGAAGAGGCAATAGAAATTTTATATCAGTATGGATGTATTAAAGCCATAGATTGTGGGACTCATGAACAAGCATTGATTAAAGCATTTAATGTATTTTTGAAATTAGGGTTCGCAGTAATAGATGGTAAATTAATTAAACGGGATTGTATTTTGAGTAAAGATGAAATTCGAAAAGAATTTGATAAATTTATAGAAGTTGGTGAAAATAAATTAAAAATGATGTATGATTCTAAAATGTCTAATAAAATTACTGAGGCTATTTTAAATGCACAAAAAAATAAATTATCAAAAATTAAGTGAAAATATAACTATATTTTTTTCTTCCATTCTTGTTTGTGTTATAATATTATTTAGTGTATTGATAGCATTATTGGTTAAAATATGTGATAGAGTAGGAAAGGATAAAAATGAGAGAACATAGGACGGATGTAAATTTTGATCAATACATAATTATAGAAACTCGGTATCAGGATGTATTGATTACTGAGTTTAAAAAACCTGACACAAGATGTGGTTCTATAATATTTATTAATGCAAAAGGGGTATTAGCTGTTACTGGTGATTATGGTAATTGGATATTTTGTAGAGAATTTCACCCTTCTCCTGATGGATTTGTTAGTGATTCATATTGGTGTGAAAAACTTTCAATAGCATCAACACAAAAGTTTAGTGATTATGACCCTAAAGCTACAAGATTAGAAATTGAAAACAGACTAAGGCACGATAATATTGATGAGGACGAATTAGAGACTGATGAAAGAGAATATTTGGAAAATTTATTAGAATACGTTGATGAATGTGAAGAGAGATATATAGTTTATGCTTATGATCATTTACCACAAGGGAGAGATTATGAATATATCCCGATAATAAAGAAATTAAATCCTTGGTTAGAAGTAATTTTTGGTGCTTTTGATGAGATTTGCAGAAGAAAACAATGTGAGTTACAACAAGAATTAGGTTAAAATAGTGCGCCATGGTTAGCAACCTGATTTGTTCTTATAGATAGAAATATAAGATGGCAGAGTCCGTGTGGTTCGATACCTCGGCAAATTGCATGCTCGTGCTGGCGCATTATTGATAAAGGAGAAAAATGAAAAAACTAAAACAAGCGATAGAAAAAGAATTGAAAGAATTAGTTAAGACGAGACAAAGTATTAAGGAATTTTCTATGCTCGGTAATAATAATTGGGAATCTTTAGATCGTGAAATAATTTTATTTAATAATATATTAAAATCTAAGAATATAATAGAGGCATTAGATGACGCAATATATGATACAGAAGATCAAATTGAAGAAATTGAGAATAATTATGGTGAAGATGATTTAGATAATATGCTCACAGAAAAAGAACCTTATGAGAATTTGTTGGAGACATTAAAAGATTTAAAACAAGGGGTGATATAATGTTTTTTAAACAAAAGCCAAGGGAAGTTTCAGCATTAACATTTGATTGTACATATCAAGCACGTTGCCCAATATGTATGGAAGAAATTAATGAAACAGAGCATTTGTATGAAAGTAATTTCCCACCATTAGAAAATAGAAAATTATTAGAATGTGGTAGATGTCATTTAGCTGTTTGGGGAACACAAATTAATATCAAAAAGACATTTATAAAGTATGTTGAAGATAATAAAGACCCTTTTGGGTTAAGAGAAATAGAAAGGAGAGAAATATAAATGAATAATCCAGATGAAACATGTACATCATTAGAAGATGGTGTCTGCTACTATTGTGGAAAAAACACGAATAGCATTGCTGGCAATCCTAGTGAATGGCCATTAATGTTTTGTCATGTTGATCAACCAGGTGTTGCTCAGTATCACCATATTAGTTGTGTTACTAAAAGGTTGGATTTATTACTTCATTTACAAAAACAATTACCAAGAGAATTTGTGGTTAAGACAGATAATTTGTTAGATGCAGATATTGATACTGCGATAATAGATTATTTACAAAAAGTTATCGAAGAGTTAAAAGCTGCTGATCGATTAAAAAATATACATAAAATGCAAGCAGAATTATTATATCATGATGTAGCTTTTTGGGGGTCTAACTTTAAAAATAATAATATTAATGAAGAATTTATCGGGATTCAATTTTGTGTTGTATGCAATGATGTTTTTGCTTGGGCAACTGCAGATTGTGAATTAGTTGAAGACAAAGAGCTACCTTTAGTGTATAATATCTTTAATCAATATGGTAGAATTGGTATTGAGGCATGGTGTTCTTTAAAAAGAGATAAATTAGAGCCTCAACAACCGTATTTAGAAGAACACCTTAATTTCCATCAAATACGCGATCAAGTTGAAGCTATGATGAAGGTAAAATGGACACTTTAATTAATGTATGACGAACGTTATAATGTTTTTGATTGCCCTGAATGTGGTGGTGATTTTACGATTGTATTAAAAGTTTATTATCAAGATTATCGATATTATAAGAAAATACATTGTTATGTATGTAATAAAATTTTTGATTTACCTTTTACAGCTAAAGATAGAGAGATATTGGGATAAAATATTTATAAAATAATTAATATACTAAAATTATTTAGTATATAAACAAGGGGGTAGTATGAAGAAAACATGTGGTACATGTGGTAGCAGAGTTCAATATGAAAACGATCCAGAACATTATATTTGTAATGCAGCTCCTGTTATAAAACGTGTTAGTGCAACTCATAAAGTTTGTTCGAAATATAAGAATTTTATGAAAGATTAATAATGCTTTTAGTAATTACAGATAAAGAGAAGCAAGGGTTAAAAGAAACTTTTAAACATTTTGGTCGTAAAAAAAATGTGGAAGAGGTTTTTTATGACCTTTGCTTCTGTATCTGCGCTCCACAAACAAAATTTATTAATAATCGCAAAGTAATTGATATTTTAATTGATAAGGAATTTTATTATATAGATATAGCCAAATCTGAATTGGAAGAAATTTGTAAACCTGTTAGGTTTTATAGAAATAAAGCTAAATATTTATTAGAAGGTAAAAGTAAGTTTCAAGACATACTTTATCAAATTTATAAATGGGAAGATTATGAAGAATTGTTATCTTCTCAAAAATTACGTGAATGGTTAGTAAAAAATGTTAAAGGCTTAGGTATGAAGACAGCATCGCATTTTATGCGTAATTTAGGTGATAAAGATCTTGCCATAATTGATACTCACATTATTAAATTCTTAAATACATTAACTCCAAATGATGGAAAACAGTTTTTTGAGACACAAGGCGGTGATTGGGTAATAACTTTCGGTACTCCAAGAACAAATAAACATTATTTAGAAATGGAAATGATATTTCAAGATATTGCAAAACAGAATAAATTGTCTTCTGCGGAGTTAGACGCGTTAATTTGGCAAAGATATAGTAAAACTCCATGGGAAAATTTTAAATATTAATAAAAATATAATAAAATTATGGAGAAATATGAAAAAAATGATTTTACCACAAAAAAGAGATAAAAATGAATTGAAAAATGCATCAATTTTAGCAAAAGTGATAAAAATAGCTGAAAAAAATGGTTTTAAAGAACATTTATCTTTTTTACCTTTATTTTTATCTTATAAAAATGGTAAAAATAATAGAAAATTCAATAAAAAACAATTTTTAGCACTTATAGAACGTATATGGGAAAGGAATAAAGAAAAGATCATATTTTCGCATGCATTTGCACTTGCTTTTTGGGGTTCAAAACGTCGTTTTAAAAATGGTACAACATATGAACAATATGAAAAACGTTGTTTACAAGCAGGGATGACAAAAAAAGAAGCTTTAGCTAATTTAGAGAGTTATGAACGTGCTTGTTTTACTATATTGGAATATAAATATCGATTGCAAGAAATGGTGATTAGTAGTGATCCGATAATGTATTTAGAGCATTGTTTGACTAATAAAGATTATAAGCATTAAAATAATAAGTATGAACTTTTTTATATAATATTGTGTAATTTTAGTATAAAAAGGAGATAGCATGATTTTTTATACACTTAAATTGAGATTTTTAGCTTGCTGGAACATTCTTAGAGGTCGTGGTACTATTTGTGGAGTTCATTTTTATCCAGGTACAGTTATTATTTTGAATGAAAAAGATAAGGATGCTATAAAAGTTTCGAACTGTACTTTTCATTTTGATGTAGATAAATCAATTCAGTTAATAACATGTGTTAATTTAGCAGGAGATGTGAAGAATGACGACTAAATCTCGAAGTAATTATAGAATAGGTTTTTGTTATAGAACAGATTGTTTAAATCGGGATGTAAAATGTAATATTTGTTTATTTTATAATCAATATAAAAATATTAATGATGATACAATAATAGAGGTATCTGATGAAAAAGATATTTGAAAAGGATAAAAAATATTACAGAATTAAAGTTAAAAACATGCTAACAGATTGTAATATAGCAGAAGAACAGTATATTGATTTAGACATAATTGATATTGTGGAAAAAATAGACACATTAATTGATGTAGTTAATATTTTAGGAAAAACTATTAATAATATGCATCAACAATATAATTTATTACCCTTAAGAAAATATATTGAAGACTTAGAAAAAAAGGTTATCGCACAAGGTGATCTTATAGCTTCATTTAAACAAGAACAAATATATAAAAACCTTTGACAAGATAGAGAAAGGGTGTTATACTTATCATGTAAATAACTATAATTAATAATAATTTCAACTTTGATGGATGAGCAAAAGACACATTATATAATTAAGGCTATAAATATTGATAAGGAAGAATTTATAGTTTTAAAGAAACATACTAAAAAAAGATACTCACAGTTATCTAGAAGTAAGGTTACATATAAACAATTTGAAGCATGGACTTTATGTGCAATGGTATTAGGGGTGTTTGGGGGCTATGGAGATAAAGAAGCAACATATTTATTTTATAAATATTTATTACAGAACAAACTTCCAAATATTTATATTTTAGATTTTAAAAAATTTGTTAAAATATGTATATGTATAATAGAAAATAAAATAAATGAACAACCCGCAAGAACAAAAAACATTACAAAATCGTCTTAGAGAATATAGAGTTATACCTAAGATATCACAATGGGATTTAGCTCTCCGTAGTGGTGTAAAACAATCTCGTATTTCATTAATTGAAAATCATTTAGTTAAACCTACAACAAGAGAAAAGGTAAAACTTTCTGAAGCACTTAATCATGCTGTAGAAGAAATTTTCCCTAACCAAATTGATACTCATGGATAGCAAATTATCAGAAACAATAGCAATACAAAAACAAATTAAAGATTATTTGGAAGAAATTAGGATGCCAGCATTAAGAAAGAATGTATTAAAATTATATGCGGCAGTAGAAGAAAAGCTTAGAAATAATCCCGCTTCTATCAAATATCATCATAATTATAAAGGTGGGCTTTATGTGCATACTTTAGAAGTAATGGAATTTGCATTAGATATGTTTGATCTTTATAAAGAACGTTTTTTGCATGATTTTAATAGAGATGATGTAATTTGTATATCTTTTATACATGATTTAGAAAAAATTACTAAATATAAAAGAAATATATCACCGAATGTTGGGCATAATAAATATGAAACTGAATTTCTATATAATGATAATAAGGTAGATATGAACGATAGTGCTGAGGTAGTTAATTTAATTAGTAAATATGGTATTTTTTTAACAGATATACAATTAAATTCTTTGGTATTTCATCATGGTGGGTTTTCTATTGATAAGGGTAAAATGACAAGTTTAGCGTGCTTAATTCATACTGCTGATTTATTTAGTACTACTATAGGAGCTATTAGAAAGTGTTAACAACTTTTTTAAGAAAACGTGATTATAATGGTAGATTTATTCAATAGAAAAAAATTAGAATATTTTATTAATTTTTAATAAGAACAATGCATTGATAAATATGTCCGAAGATCAAGAACCAGTACCAGATGCTATAGAACAAGAATATAACGAAAAAATATTAAAAAGTTTTTCTGACCAACAAGCACTTCCTATAATTAATCCCACCTCATTATCTCCAGATAAAGATATATTGGCAAAACAAAGAGATGACGAGAATAAACTTCCCGAAGAATTCGATTTAAAATATGTTGGTGATTTATCATATTTACAGGAAATTTTTTCCTCTAAATATGATAAATTTAATTCATTAGATTATTTAAAAAAAGTAAGACAGAGTATGCTTGAGGAGGGATACCCCGATTGTTCAGCTTTAAATGAATTTTTGTTTTGGGCGACAATGAGTCGTAAATTACAGATTATTTATCAGCGTATGCATGCTAAATTAAATCGTAAAAAAGGGACAAGTGAGGATGATGCTGAAAATATCAGTTGGTTAAAAGAAATGCGTAATGTGTCAGAACAGGTAGCTTCATTACAGCGTTCGTTAGAAGGGATGCTTGATAAACGTAAAAAGATTAAGGATGTTACTGATTTACATGCTGAAACAATGGAAGCTGCTGAGTCTTTTATTAAGTCACACATTGGGGAATTTACTTTTCGTTGTACTTGTGGTGCGATTGTAAATACACAAGGTTTACCTAGTTTTGCAATTAAGACTACATTAGATAATAATGGTGAAACAATTTATCATGTTTTTTCACCAGAATTATGGTATTTATATCATAAACAATTAATTCCATTACATTATGTAGCGTTTGTTTTACGTACTTCTCCTGAAGGTATTTTAGTAACTGCAGCTGCTAGAGGTGAATATGGTGTTAAGCCAGTGCAAGAAGATGTACCTCTGTTAGAGAAAGAAGAAAGTTTTTTAAAGGATTTACAAAAGGTATATGACGACTACTACAAAGAACACAACCATTGAGCAAAAACTAGGGTTATATTTTGTTTTTCATCATAAAATAGCATTTCGAGATTTTTTTATACCCCAAGCAACAGGAAAAGTTTTTTATACATATTATTATCAATATGCACCTGCGTTATGTGACGAACTTGTGTGGGCAGGAGCACGTGGAACTGGAAAAAGTTTTGATCTTGAGTTTTCAATTATGCAAAACCCATATTTATATCCAGGAGAAGAAACTTTTCTTACAGCATTTCGTAAAACACATGTTAAGGATCGTTTAGAGAAGGTTATTACTTATCTTGCGAATGTTCCTTATTTGCGAAGTTTCTTAAAAGGTGACACAAGCGTTTCTTTACGCGAGGCTGTTACACGTACTCCAATTTATTCAATTCGTTTTAAAAATAATCATGAAATTTGTGGTATTTCTACGGGTGAAGATCCTCAAGCCGTTATGATTCAGGGACATCACCCATGTATTCATCCTTGGCAAAGAGTTCGTCTTTCTGATGGGAGAAATATTTCTATTATTAAAATTATTAGAGAAATTAGAAGGGGTAAAAAATTATTTGTTAAAAGTTTTGATTTTCATAAACAACAAATTGTTGATAGTGAAATTATTGATGGTTGGGTGTCACCAATTGAAGATAAAAAAATATTACGTATTATTTTAGAAGATAATACACATCTTTTAGTTACTAATAATCATAGTATTTATGTTGAAAGTAATAATATTATTACTAAAAAACAAGCGCAAGATATTATTCCATTTTCAGATTTTTTATTATCTGATGAGCCAAGTTTGACATGTGCGCAAAGGTCGCTTGTTGTTGGTAGTTTGTTGGGTGATGCATCAATATCTATTCATCCATGGAATAATCATAGAATTGGTAGAAAAATTAATAAACAACGTAATATTCCAGATGCATCACATAGAATAAGATTTACGCATACAGCTTTACATGGAGAATATATAGAATTTAAATATAAAGTATTAAAAAATTTTGTTTCAGATAAAAAAGTAAAAATTATTAAACAAGTTCCCCGTATACATGGACACTATCAAGCATCTTTTAGCACTCGTTGTTTATCTGCATTTGATCCAATTGCATTAACATGTATTAAAAATAAGAAAAAAACTATTACAGAAGAATTTTTAAAATTTGTGGATGAAAAATCTTTAGCTATTTGGTATATGGATGATGGGGGTAGAACTCTAGGTAAAAGCGGTGTAATATATTGTATTATATTGCATACACAAGGATTTACATTAAATGAAAATAAGTTATTAAAAATATTTTTAAAATCTAAATTTGATATTGATGTAAAAATAGTAAAAAATAAACGTTTTGGGCATTTCTTATATCATTTATATCTTAATCGTAAAAATGCATTAAAATTTATTAATTTAATTTTACCTTACTTACATCCAATTTTTTTATATAAAGTAGTTAATATAGAAACAGATACATCTAGCATTGGATCTAAGCTTAATGAATTTTTTAATGAAGAATTTCTATTGCAGAAAAAAATGGTTAAAGAAATTATAATAGATAAACAAATTAATAAGGTATGTGATCTTAGTATTAAAAATACACATAATTATTTTGTTAGTCATACATTAGTCGCTAATTGTTTTAGATTTATCGAAGAAGGCCAATTCTATATACAAGACGCTTGGATGAAATATCAAAACACGCAACATCCTTCTGGTTCTGTTGACCGTTATTATGGCGTATCAAATGGGATCCTTGATTCTCCATTTTATGAGATTACGCATCGTTTAAAGAAATTTAAAAATAAAAAATTTAGGGTTCATCGCGCAATGGAACCTAATTGGAATCAAGAATTAAAACGTGAAAAATTAGCTACATTAAAAGGCCCTAATTCTAATGATTGGATTCAACAAATTGAAGCACAGGATGGAGAGCCTTCTTTTGGTGTATGGAATGAAGCTGATATTAAAAAGAATATTGATTTTAGTGAATCAAAAGATATTCCTGGGTTAATTGAAAACCAAATTCGTATTATTACAATTTTAGCAAAAGATTATGTGAATATGGATCCGTGTCAGGTATTATGTAATTTACCAGGTTTACCTGAAGGTGTAGAAGAAGTTATTGTTGGTATAGATGCAGGTTATTCGCAGCCCACTATTCTGTTACCTTTTTTTAAATATAAAGGAAAATGGAATTTAAAAGTAAAAATTTTATTATTAGATCGTATGATTTCAGATGATCAAACAGAATTAGTTGATTATGTATTAACATTTTATAAAGCATATGCAGGCATAGATTGTACTTCTGCGGATGGTAGAGATATAGCGACAAAATTATGTAATCCCAAAAATGAACAATATAAATCTAAACAATATGATAAAAGGATTTTTTTCATAGATTTTCGTGAAGCCATTATTACCGGATATAAGCGTAAAAAAGAAGGAGCTGGAGATATCTTAGAAGAAGTAAAAGATTATATGAAAAATCTTACTACTCGTATTTTGCGTGAAAAATTTTATAGTACTGAATTTCTTTTAAATTATGACGAAGAAATGATACCAGAATTTATTTCTGAAACGCAGAAAACCGACCCTAGTGGTCGTGTTTCTATACATACCCCACCAACAGTGCATATACCAGAAGCGTATAGATGTTTTGCTGGTGCATGGTGGAAATTGCATATATTAATTGAAAAACCACCATTAGAAAATATGGAAGATGATGAAGCTTACGAAATGCAATTTCCCTCTAAAGAAGAAAACACTTTAAACTTATTTAAAACACAAAAACAATCTTTAGAAAATATGTAACATTTTGGTAATAAAATAGTTGACAAATATAGGAATATGCGTTATACTTAACATGAGATAAAGTATAATAAATAATAATTACTTTATTTAATATAATGATAATGGAAAAAACTATTTGGCAAATTTTAGATGAATATTGTAATGATTTAAAATATGGTGAAATTAATATAAAAATTACAGTACACCAAGGGAGAGGGATTGCTTTTGAAGAGACTTCTCCACCAATAAGAAAATATAAAGAGATAAAATAAAATATAAAGGATAGCTCGACATTATTCAAATGAGAGCTGCATGATACTTTGGTATTGTGCAGCTCTTTTTTATTGCATGCCAAAAAAAACAAAATCACAAAAAGTAAGCCCTACTTTTATAAAACATCAAAATGATCAACATGTTGGTGTTATATCATCAGTAAAATCCCGAGTTCTATATGGTCCCTTACCAGCTGAAGAAGAAACTTCAGACTATTTCAATAAATCTAACCGATCTGATTATGGAAGAGTAATCGATATTAGAATTCCTCATGGTTATCATGAACAAGTTAAGAAAGCATGGGAGATGTATGAAACTGATCGGTTATTCAGATATTTAATCAGTAGGTGTGTAGATTTTGCTGCTAATGGATTTGAGTGGGAAGTTCCAGTAGAGAGAAAAATAAATTTTTCAGAATGGTTAAAAAATAAAGTTTTTAAAATAGAGAGCAAAGAAGATAAGGAAAGACGTGTATGGAATAAATGGGCGGCTACTATTAATAAACGGGTAGCAAATGTTTTACCAGGTATTGATGAAATAAATAAGTGGATCGTGAAACATTTGTTGTTAGGTGGCATGGCTCCACTAGAATGGGAATGGGGCACTATTACTGTTGATAATATTGATTATCAAATGCCTATTAAAATGGTAATACATAATTCTTTATCTATCGCATTAGAACGTCCAAAACAAACTTTTTCTAATGAAGAGATGTATTTAAAATTATCTTTAGCAGGAAAAAGTATTGCTGAATCATACAAGGAGACACCTTTAGGTACTGGCACTACGATAACACATAATCCTGATGAATGGCACAAAATCGTTTTAATGGGAACTGCAATTAAACCAAAATTAGAAGGTTTTGCGGTTAAATATGATTGGACACCAGCAGATAATACGTCTTTAGTATATGGACGTAATGTTCAAACTGGACAAGGTCTATATCCTTCGCCACCTTTTATTGGATTATATGAAATTCTCGTTATGAGAAGGGCGTTAACCGCTGCAGATCTCGCTATTTTAGATGGTGTAATAAATTTTATTTTAGATTGGGAAATAGGTGATAATACAATATTGCAAAATGGTCAAAATAAAGAAATTTTACCAAATCAACCTAGACCTGCAAAATATGACTCAAGTGGAAGTAAGATAGAGAAAAGCACTATTGAAATGGCGAAAGAAATTATTACATCTGACACGCGTGGTAATGTAATGCAATTATTCCATCCTTATTATTTTAAACTTAATATAAAAACTCCTGACACATCTGTTTTATTAAATACTACTAAATATGTACAATCTACGGTAGAAGTATATCAAGCATTTGGGATATTACTTTCTCCTGCTGATAAAAGAATGGATTTTTCTGGTATTAATATTCAAAATTTTGAACAATTTGTTGATAATATCCGTTTAAATCATATAAGACGTTTTTGGGAAGCATTGACTACAGCAATTGTAGAACGTAATAAAGGTAAATTAACTGCTATTCCAAACATGTCGTTTAAACCACTTAATACAAAAACAGAAGCATTTAAAATGGGTTTATTAAATTTAATTAAAATAGGTAAAATATCAACACGTAGTTTATTACAAGCCTATGGATTAGATGATAAAGTTGAGATTGAACGCATTGCACAAGAAATATCTTCTGGCGAGAAGGAATTAACTGATCGTCAAGTACCAGTTTCATATGTTCAAGCAAAAGTTAATCCTACAACTAAAAATGAACCTGATAATAATATTGAGCAAACTAAAAAAAAGAATAAAACACAAATATCACCATTAGAACAACAAGGTAGACCAAATAAGGGTACTGCGAAGGAGAAATAATATGGCATGTCCTAAAAGAATTACTGCTACAGGTGCAGTATTAACTGGTAAGGGAATTTTAGACGCTATTGGATTAAAAGCCGGTAGCGATACTGCTACCATTGTTCTTTATGATAATACAGAAGCAAGCGGCACAATATTATGGGAATTAAGTGCAGTTGCAAACACATCTTCTGGTTTATCAATTTTAAATATTACATATAAGGTTGGTATTTTTGCAACTCTTACAGGGACAAGTGCATCTTGTATGATTGCTTTAAAATAATTTTTAAATTTAGGTTATTATGGACCCTACTACGACAACAGCAACTTCTGCGATTTTACAAGAAGCGGCTACAAAAGATTTAGTAACACAATTTGGTTTTGCCGGGTTGATATTTTTTGGGTTTATGTTTCTTTTGCGATCAACATTAAAATTAAAAGAAAAAATTTTAAATGATGCTAAAGAAGAAAGGTTACAATGGGTAACCTTAGTACAACAATTCCAAAAAACTTTAGATACACAAGCGAGTGATTATAGACAGTACATGCTTACAATTACAGCTTCTTTTAACCGTTTTCAAGAGGAGCATAAAATTATACTTAGTGCGACAGCAGAGTGTTGTTCTGGTTTACGTGAATTAAGAAAAGAATTTGATAGTGCTTGTACAAATAGACAACGTGAACATGAAAAAATGATTAATGTATTAGACGAACAACAAAAAACTTTAGTAAGTATTAATTGCCGTAAAGTATAATAATTGTGGGGTTATTGATGACAGTAGAAAAAAGCTATACAGTAACTTGTAAAAATTGTGATCAAGAGATTATTTATTTTAATATGAATAGTTTAAAATCACAGGCCATTAATTGTCCTAAATGTAGTTGTACATTAGATACTAATGGTAATATATTAGTTAAACCTATTTTACCAAGTAATGTACAGGAAGAAATAAAAAATTTAACAAATGAACATGAGCAGCTACATTTATCTTGCGAAGTTGATGATTTTGATAATTATTATGACTTTTTAAATTTATATGAGCGACACCTGAATGTTATAAAGGCATTAGAACAGCGCAATGTATTTCATAAATATAAAGAAGATTTTTTAGATGATTATTATAAATTTGACAAACAAGAATTTGATATAAAAGATGAAGTAAATATTGATGAATTGTTACAATATTTAAAAAGTTTTAAAATAAAGGATCCTTTTATATACTTGACTAAAGATAATGAGTTTATTATTAATACTACCAAAGAAGAAACAGAAAAAACAGCCTTTTTGAAGATCGCTATTTGGAAGACATTAAAATTACTCCCTAGACGTTATTGGGGAGCGTTTAAAT